GAGGAGGAGGTTGCGCTGCTTGGCAAATACTCAGATGCAACTGTGGCCAAGATGACCGGCCGCAACCGCGCTGGCGTGAAGATGGAAAGGCATAACAGGCGGATACCAGGTATCGATCCGCGCGATGCGCCTCGGCTGCACAATGAGACGAGGGCGATCCCCAAAGCTCCACCCAGATGACGCCAGCTTTGCTCATCGGCTAGTCGCTTCAGCGATCCAGCAGTTAGGTGGCCCTCTGGGTGCGTTCGAGGTTAGGATGTGGGTTTACGGCCCTGAGCAGCTGACGGAGACAAACTGATTATTGACGGTAATCGGTTAGCAGCCTCGTAAATGTCTGTGCCCTAGAAAAGCGGCTTCTTGCTTGACCGTTGGCAACAGCATTACGAAAATGCTGGGCTAGTGCTCGGCAGGGCTACAACTCCTCCTACAACATATATCACCAATGAATTCAGCTGCTCGCTTGCACACCATCTATAGAAAACTCCTTGCCCAGAGCGATGAAGGTCAGATGGTCAGCGTCTGGGGTGAAGTGTTCGGCATCGACAAGAAAAGCCCGCATTACGAAGACGACGTGACCGCTTTCGTGATGGCACTCCGGTCAGAAATCGTTTTGACGCGAAGACGGCTGGATGAGATGGGCGCCCCTGCAAGCCTGACGAGCCCAGGCTTCGAGCGTTTGCGTGACGTAGCGGCGCCAGGACAGCTTCATACTAACTGGCGCGGGCATCGCAGTAACATGATCACGCCAGACTGCAGGAAGATATTTGAGTGGGCCGAGTGGACACTGCGTGAAGAAGCCGAGCCGGACATTCCCGCCGACGACATGAAGGAACTCCTTGCCGAGTTGGCCTCGCTAGAAGCAACGCTTAAGGATGCGGAGGTGTCAGCATATCTTCGAGACTTCATCCAGCGGCAGGTGGACACTATTCGCGCCGCGCTCCGGTTGTACGGGGTGCAGGGTGCGCGGCCTTTGGAGGAGGCTTTGAAGAAAGTGGCCGGCGCTTACACAATGGAGCGCACCAGGGTCGAGGCTGAGCATGCCGCAGCACCGGAGGCTGCGAAGGGCCTCTTCTCGAAAACCAGCGGCATGATAAAGAAGACGGCGGAGTTGTGCGACAACTTGGGTAAGATCGGTAAGTTCGGTGACCAGGCATGGACGCTTGCCAGCTCCGTTGGACCGGTGTTGCTGCCGTACCTGTCCAAGCTCGGCGGGTAGGGCAACGGCGCCTTGGGAGAGACGCGCTAAGGGTAGTCGATGGCGCGTCCTGCTAACCAGACATATGAGGCAAGCCAATTGCTAGACGCGTTGCGCTTTTGAACTCCTACGTCTAGCGAACGCTGGTTTGTAATGCCACCGCCGGCACTCAGGTCTGCAGTGGGGCGCTCAGAAACGGTTAAAACCAGCTTTTTAATGGTGGTACCGGTTTTCGTAGCGCCAAGCAGCTTCTTGCCACTTGCCGTGCGTTTGATCTAGGTAGGCTTGGTAGAAGGCGAAGAGCATGGTGAGTACGCCTAACGTGACGGCGGCAAGCGATGGCCAGTCGTACATTGTTAGCGAGTTGCCTGGCTGAGGGGCGTATGGCATCGTAAAGATACCCTCTTGCAGCATTGCTATAGCGCGGGCAACGAGCAAAAAGCACACGCCTGTGGCGAGCGGATATACAAAGCGCCAGGCTTTCATCTTCTTGGCAGTCTTGCCACTGTTAAAAATCCAATCCATAGCTTATCCCCAGTGTTTTGAACCATTGTGCCGCCTAGAGCGATGGCAGTCCGAATGATTCCCCTCCTGCGCTAAAGTTCAGCCATTCTCAACAATCGGGGTGTGGCTATGGGTGGCAAGGATGAATTGAGCGGACTGAATGCGGAAACTAAGGACCAGTTGGATGCGCGCGTGCGGATATGGAAGAGGGTGTTGTTCGGTGTGGCGGCCTGCTTGGTGGGTGCATATCTCATCTACTTCGGCCTGATCCTCGAGCAGAAACCAGCTGCAGACGCAGATAAGTGGGGGCAATTCGGCGATTTCGTTGGCGGCCTGCTGAATCCCATAGTGGCCTTTGCAGCATTCTTCTGGCTGACTGAGTCGGTGAAGCTTCAGAAGCAAGAGCTGGCCGACACCCGCGCAGAATTAAAGGCTGCGGCCATGGCTCAGCAGCAGCAGGTTGAAAATGGCAGAGCCACCATACAGATTGCAGCGCTCACCGCGCTGGCTCAAGACGCTCGAAATGAGTATGACCAGGCTCGAGCACTGGTCGAATCGATTTCACGAAACAGACCTCCTGAATCTGAGCGCGTGGCAAGGATGATGTTTGATGAGGATCATGCGCGCACATTGGCCCTACTCAATGCCCGAATCCAGCAAGCGGGAGTAGATCAGAAGAGCTACCTCGCCGATCTTAAACAACTGCTGTTGAAGCAGAGGGAATCGTCACCCGTATAGGGTTTCCAATCTTTCCCCGTGCCGGTAACCATGTGAAGCGTGGAAACCGGACAACCTCAAGACCCCAAGCAAGCGCCCGACACGGGCACCGCATCTCAGCCAACCGATTGGTCTGGGATTCGGCACGCCTTCACCACCACCAATGAACCCCTGCGGGAGATCGGCAAGCGCTTTGGCGTAACCCATGCCGCCATTGGTAAGCGCGCACGCAAGGACGGCTGGACCAGGCCGGAGAAGCAAAAGCCGGTATCCATCAAGATGGCCGCGCTGGATCCTCGACACCAGCGCTTTGTCCAAGAGTATTTGGTGGACCTGAACGGGACCCAGGCAGCCATTCGGGCCGGCTACAGCGCAAAGTCTGCAGCGGAGCAGGCCCATCACCTCTTAAGACATCCCCACATCCAGGAGGCTGTGGAGGAGGCACAGCGGAAACTGCAGGACAAGCTGGAGATCAACGCTGCGCGCGTCATCCAGAAGCTGGCCACCATCGCCATGGCCGACCCGCGAGAGCTGGTGCAGAACAAGGTGAGCTGCTGCCGCTTCTGCTACGGCGTGGGCCACAAGTACCAGCGCAGCGATCACGAGATGGAGGCTGACCGCGAGGAGTGGGAGCGCCAAGGCAAGGACCCTCAGCACTTCAACGAAAAGGGCGGTGCCGGATTCAGCCTGGCTTTACCCCCCGTGGAAACCTGCCCGCATTGCGCTGGTGACGGCGTATCGCGGGTGGTGCTTAAGGACACGCGGGACTTGAGCCCCACTGCGCGCCTGCTGTACTGCGGCGCCAAGCAGACCAAGTTCGGCGTGGAGATCCAGATGCACAACCAGCTCGATGTGCTGGACAAGCTCTGCCGCCACCTGGGCATCTATGCGACCGACAACTACCAAAAGTCAGACCCGCTGTCGCTGCGCACTATGACGGATGCAGAGCGCGCCGTGCGCATCGAGCGCATGCTGGCCGATAACCCGGCCATGCTGGGCGCGCTGAACAGCGTGTTGGGCCCAGGGGGTGAGGCATGAATCCCAAGGTGTTGCCATCCTCCGTTGAGCTCGTGAAGCGGCTCAAGGCTCTGCCGGCGGCGCAGCGTGAGCAGCTGGATGCACTGCTGCGCATGGCCGATCCTGCTATTTGGGTTCCCCAAGCGGGGCCGCAGTACGGGGCCTTCAACAGCGCCGCAGACATCCTCTTCTATGGCGGCTCGGCCGGCGGCGGCAAGACCGATCTGCTGCTGGGCTTGGCCTCTACAGCCCAAGAGCACAGCATCATCTTCCGACGCGAAGCTGTGCAGCTGGTGGGTATCGAAGAGCGTATGAGCAAGATTCAGGGGTCGCGAAATGGCTACAACAGCCAGAACGGCGTTTGGCGCCTGCCAGGAGGGCGCGTGATGGAGCTTGGTAGTGTCAAAGAGCTTGACGACTGGATGAAGTATTCAGGCCGGGCGCACGACTTCAAGGGATTCGACGAGGTTACCCACTTCGCTGAATCTCAGTTCCGCGCGCTGATCGGCTGGATGCGGACGGACAACCCCAATGTCCGTCAGCGCGTCGTGTGCGCGGGCAACCCTCCCACCACAGCCGAGGGCGAGTGGGTGAAGCGCTACTGGGCTGCATGGCTCAATCCCATGCACCCCAATCCTGCCAAGCCTGGCGAGCTGCGCTGGTACATCACCAACGAGCAGGGCGAGGATCAAGAAGTCCCAGGGCCTGAGCCCGTCGAGATGGGCGGAGACATGGTGCAGCCATTAAGCCGCACATTCATCCCGTCCAGCGTCAATGACAACCTGTTCCTGATGACCACGGGCTATAAGGCCAAGCTGCAGGCGCTGCCTGAGCCGCTGCGCTCCAAGATGCTCAAGGGCGACTTCAATGCAGGCGCAGAGGACCCCGTCTGGCAGCTGATCCCGACCGATTGGGTGAAGGCTGCGCAGGCGCGCTGGAAGGATCGCGAGCAGAAGGGGCCGATGACCGCCCTTGGCTTTGATCCATCTCGCGGCGGCCAGGACAAATCCTCGGTGGCACGCCGGCATGACCGCTGGTTTGACAAGGTGGTGACTGCGCCTGGCGTGGTGACCAAGGACGGGCCCACGGCTGCCGGGTTCGTTACGCCCCTGGTGCGCGACGGCGCGCCGATTGCGATCGACAGCATTGGGATTGGCTCCAGCGCCCTGGACTTCCTTGTAGGCCTCAATCTCCATGTGCATCCCGTGGTGGGCTCGGAGGCCAGCAGCCTGATGGACAAGGCCGGGCAGCTGCATTTTCGAAACAAGCGCGCTGAGATGTACTGGCTGCTGCGTGAAGCGCTGGACCCCACCGGGCCAGACCCCATTGCGCTGCCACCTGACCAAGAGCTGCTGGGCGACCTCACGGCGCCCCAGTACAAGGTGGTGACCATGGGCAAGGGTGCCGCCATCCAGATCAGCAGCAAAGACGACATTCGCAAGGCACTCGGCCGCAGCCCAGACAAGGGCGACAGCGTGGCCATGACCTTCGTTGGCGACCTTCCATCACCCCGTACCAAGCCGACCAAGCCCAGCTGGCGAGACAGCCTCAGCTCGCGTGCTGGTCATTGGGACCAAGCCACATCCTGACCATGAACAACCTCAACGTCATCTACTCCCCCGGCGATTCAGCTGCCCGTGAGAACTGGCAGCGCTACGAGTACGGCAAGGTGCGCGGCCACCTGGACTACATGCCGCATGCCATCCGCTGCGAGGAGATGTACCTGGGCGGCGGCCGGCAGTGGACGGCGGCGCAGAAGGCGCAGCTGCAGCGCGAGCGCCGACCCGCCTACGAGTTCAACCAGATCAAGCCCTCGGTTAACTCCGCCATTGGCTACCAGATTCACAACCGCGCTGACATCGCATTCAAGCCCCGGGGCGGAGACGCGGATCTGAACACAGCAACGATCCTGTCCAAGGTGACGATGCAGGTGGCCGACATGTGCAATCTGCACTGGCACGAGACGCAGGCATTCTCGGATGGGCTGATCCAGCAGCGCGGCTACTACGAGCTGCGTATGGACTTCGACAAGAACATCCAGGGCGAGATCGTTATCGGCACGCTCGACCCGCTGGACGTGGTCCCAGACCCTGACAGCAAGTCCTATGACCCTGACCAGTGGGGCGATGTGATCATCACCCGCTGGCTCACGCTCGATGAAATTGAGCAACTGTACGGCAAGGCCGCAAGGAAGGCAGCCGAAGAGAGCAACGACGGCGGCCGTGACTTTGGCGACCTCGATGATGAAGTGCCCCGCAACAAGTTCGGCAGCCGGGACCGCACGGGCTGGACCGACGCCATGGCTCAAAAGGATGATGGCCTGGAGCGTTACCGCATCATTGACCGCCAGCGCTTTGTCTACGAGTTCACCCAGTGCCTGGTCTGGCCAGCCTCGGGCGATGTTCAGGTGGAGGCCACCATGGCGGCCGACTCCATCGCCGATGCCCTGGCCAACGGCGCGGTGCGAGCCAAGCGCATGAAGCGCCGCATCAAGTGGACGGTGACCACCTACACGGCCACCCTGCATGACACCTACAGCCCCTACGAGCATTACACCGTGGTGCCGTATTTCGCGTACTTCCGGCGCGGCCAGACCGTGGGCATGGTGGATGACGCCATGGGCCCGCAAGAGGCGCTGAACAAGGCGGTGAGCCAATATGTGCACATCGTCAACACGGCTGCCAACAGCGGCTGGATCGTGCAGGGCGGCAAGACTGGCCTTGTGGTGGAGTACAAGAAGGGCAGTGAGGCGCCCAAGAAGATTCAGCCGAACCAGGTGCCCACTGGCATCGACAAGATCATCGACCGCGCAGACAAGGCGCTCAAGGATGTGACCGTGCCGGACGCCATGCGCGGCGGCCAGGGCCCGGAGGTCTCGGGCATCGCCATCCAGTCCAAGCAGTTCGCCAGCCAGCAGCAACTGGCCGTGCCACTGGACAACCTGGCCTATACCCGCCACCTGTTGGCCGGCCGCATCCTGAAGCTCATTCAGCGCTACTACGACAGCTACCGCGTATTTCGTATCACCGAGACCGACCCGATGACGGGCAAGAAGGTGGAGCAGGCTCTGGAGATCAACCGCTTTGACCCGATGACCGGCGGCTACTTCAACGACGTGACGGTTGGCACCTATGACGTGGTGATCTCCGAGCAGCCAATGCAGGTGACCTTCCAGAACAGCCAGTTCCAGCAAGCGCTGGAGATGATGAAGGCCGGAGCTCCTATCCCCCCAGCCGTGCTGGTGCGCTATTCCAACCTAGCCGACAAGCAAGAGATCCTCGCGTCCATCGAGGGTAACAGGCCCCCGGCCGATCCCGTGGTTGATGCGCGCGTGCGCCTGCTGGAAGCCCAGGCCCGCCAGGCCGATGTTCGGGCCACTGATACCCAGGTCAAGAGCCAATACAGCGCTGTGCAGACGGCGCAGGTCATTGCACAAACACCGGAGACGGCGTCGCTTGCAGACGGCTTGCTGCGCTCTGCAGGCGCGGTGGACCATGACGCTGCCCCCATCGTGCCGCAACTGCCAGGTCCGCTCCCCAGCATAGACCTGCCCAGCAATACCAATCCCATGACCCCAGCCAGCCCAGCCCTTGGGCAAGAGGCAGGGATAGAGACCGCCGGCGCTGATGGCGTCCGTGGAAACGCTTAACCAACCACTGCGAGGAAGAAACCATGAACATGCTACTGATCAACATGATGAAGCGCCTGAACGAAGCCGGTGATGACGGTTCCGATGCGGGCGGCACTGCCACTGCGGTGGAGGTGCTGGACGAGGACGAAGACTACATGCAGAAGAGCGCGGAAGAGCGCGCCCGGCTGCGTGGCGATGACGCACGCGGCGCTGTCGACCCTGAGGCACTAGCGGCTGTTGCCTCCAGCGACGGCCAGCAGCAGACGCCAGGCGCTCAACCGGCAGGGGCGGAAGAATCCGATGCTGCTGGCACCACCGGCGGAGGCATCCCCCGCGTGCGCTTCAATGAGGTGCTCAACCAACGCAAGGCATTGGAGACCGAGGTGGAGCAGCTGCGCGCCAAGCTGGCCAGCGCTCAGCCGACACCAGGTGCAGCACCGGCACAGCCTCAACAGCAGGCACAACAGGCCGCACCTGAACCGTACAACATTGAAGCGGCCGAGGAGCGCTATCTGCAGTTGGTGCTGGACGGTGACACCAAGGCCGCGACCAAGCTGCGCATGGAGATAAACGGTGTTCTTCAGGACGCCGCTTACTCACGATTTGCCCATGAGACGGCAGCCCAGCAGCAAACCGCTGCGGCATACAAGACGATCGACACCTTGCTGCAAAGCTACCCCTGGCTTGAGGGCCCCGAAGGTGTTGAGGCGATGGACCTGATTGAGGCGTCGGTGATCATGAAGGTGAATAGAGGCGCTTCGCAAGCACAGGCATTGGACGAAGCCGTGAATTCGATTGCTCCGCGCTTCGCACCGGCCTCTGCCCCCTCTAGGGGTGTACAGCCCCCTGCAGGGCATGTTGATATGCGGGTACAGCGAGCGAATGAGCGCGGCGCACAGGATTCCCAGCTTCAGCCAGCACAACTGCAGGCAGGCATGGGCAACCGAGCGACAGCGCCTCTGATCGATGGAGCCAAGCTGACGGATGAGGAATACGAAGCCTTGCCCGAAGCAGAGCGCAAGAAATTGCGTGGCGATCTCGTCTAAAGCGCGCAATCGGCTGCAGGGTCTCACCCACCTTGCAGCCGCAAAACAACGGGTTGTCGCCCTGGCTGGGCGTTAAACAGGCTGGTGCTCTTGGCCACCCATGCCATGTTTTCGCAATGGGCGGCGTCATGTCCCGACAAGTAATCGTCAATTTTTGTGAGCATGACATGGAAACGAATTTTGCAGCATTGACCCCTCAGCAAAAGATGAACTGGGCCCGCGAGACCTGGAGCGCCGCCCGCGACCAGATGTTCTTGAAGAACTTCTCGGGCAAGGGCGATAACAACGTGGTGCAGATCATCAAGGAGCTGACCAAGACGGAGAAGGGCGAGAGCGCCATTTTCCAACTGGTCGCGGACTTGGTGGGTGATGGCGTTGCAGGTGACGACGAGCGCGAAGGCAATGAAGAAGCGATGGACTCCCATTCGCAAATCATCACCATCGACCAGCTCAGCCACGGTGTGAAGAACAAGGGCAAGATGGCCGATCAGCGCACGGTGATCAACTTCCGAGAGCAGGGCCGCGACAAGCTCTCCTATTGGCTGGGGAACCGCTGCGATCAACTGGGCTTCCTGACTTTGTCCGGCATCAGCTACGCCTTCAACAACGACGGCTCCCCACGCATCGGCTCGGTGTTCCCAAGCCTGGCCTTTGCCGGCGACGTGCGCCCACCTTCCCCCAAGCGTTCGCTGATGTGGGACGGCTCTTCGCTGCAGGTCTCCAACACCAGCAGTATCACCAATGCTTTCGTGCCCAAGTACGGAATGATTGTGGATGCCGTGGCCTATGCCAAGACTCATCGCGTCAAGCCGCTGATGAAGAACGGCAAGGCGTACTACGTGATCTTCGTGCAGCCGGGCACCCTGGCTGAGCTGAAGAAGGATCCCGACTACCAGCGCGCTGTGGTGGCCGTGGCCACCAAATCGGGCATGGACTCCCCATGGTTCACCG